CGGCCAGCCTTCTGCTCCCGGTACGTCTGGTACAACAACCGAAAAGCCTCCAACAACAACTCCTCGTCGTAACTCATTCCAACGTCCTGAACTGGATATACACCGGCCGCACACTCCGCTGACCCCTACTCACCTTCTTCAATACCCCCAACCTCACCAGCCGCTTAATAATCTCATGCGTATTCCCCATACCACCCTTACCCCTGATCCTGCATATATCCCGTATCGACGGACCAAACCCATACTGCTTCCACCACTCATCCACAATCAAAAATACTTCCTTCTGCGCCGCCGTCATAACCATCTCCATACACTCATCCCGCGTCTTCTCCCGACGCCTCGCCACCATCTCCCGATTTATCTCCACCGCTCGTGTCAACGTTGACATGAACTACTTGACAACTTTTTCACCAGAAATATCCCCCCCAGGGGTCTGCATTTCCAAAGATGACGGGGGGGTATCGCTGGGATCAGAGGACACATCGCCGGGATCGGAAATGTTTGGGGTGGGTTCGTGGGGAATAGTATGCATATGCGCGCCGGAGTCCCATTCTGCATCTTGTGGGGTGGGTGTACGGTGGGGTTCGTCGCCCGCCAATTCCACTAGCAGGGAATCCGCATCGACGTCGACCACGTCAGCCGAGCCGAGCATCATGCTCTTAAGCTGGTCGAGTATCTGCGAACGTATCGCGCCGGAGTCCTTGATATGCGTTATCTCTTTGCGCTCTGTGAAGGCTGCAACCTCGGTTACTTGTCCCAGCACTTTTGCCGCTTGTATGCGCGTAGCTGCCTTTGTGTCGGGGTCGATGAGCGCCTGAGTGAGCGAGGAAATTACAAGTGAGCGCAAGGCTTCCGCAGTATGCAACGCAGCCACCTGTTTAGCCTGCTCCAGCGCGACTAGTTCTCTCTGGATTCTCTCTTGCGCTTTTAGCATGCTGGCTTTTGTCCCGATAGCCTTCGGGCTGGCTTTGCTGTTATACGCTGTGCGATACGCATCAGCGCCCGTCATCCCTTCCAGTACTAGCGCTTCGGTAAACCGCTTTTGCTTTGCTGTTAATCCTGTCCGACCAAGCCGCAACGCAGAATCAATACCCTTGCTCTGTATTGTTTCCCTTACTTGTTCTCTAATGGCTTTCCTACTCATAGGCTGTTGCTCGCTTTGCTCGCTTACTCGCCGCCGCTTTCCGCGTTATCACAATGACAATCAATCGCAGCGTTACACGCCCGCACAATACCGGAACAAATACAGAAAATCAATCGATACCGCTAAACCGATCAATAAATACCATTAAATGATGCAATACATACCCTTGACAAATGTATTGCATAGACTAATATGGCTCCCATGCGATGCACTCTGTATCGCCTACATGGAGAGCAAACATGAAAGACTATCTTACTATCGGAACTGTACCCACCGACGAGGACTGCGCCCAGAACGAGCCGACCGGACAGTACGCCACCGCGCAGCGCCGCGAAGCAAGACTATTCGCCGAACAAGTGCGCCGCCACTATCCCGAGCCCGATGCAGGTTATATGACCGTCAAATCATTTCCGCACGACTTCGGCAGCTACTACGAAGCCTGCGCGGTTTTTGATGATGAGAACGAAGCCGCTTGCGACTGGGCATATACCGTTGAAGCCGACCCGCTTGGAGTGTTGCGCGAATGGGATAACGAAGCCCGCGCCGCTTTGCTTGCTTTCAAGCTGGCCGACGATGAATCGAAAGTTCGCAGCCTGATATCCGCTTAACCCGACCGCCCGCTTCGGCGGGCTTTCTTGGAGCCTGGACCATGACTACATTTTTTCGCAACTACGACAAGGCCGAGCAAATCCGCAACGCCAACGCCGCCGCCGATCCTGACTGGAATTACACCCTGCACGCTGTACCAGTCCGCAACGGAACCCGCCAAGCTTGGATTGTTGAAATCCGCGACGAGGATAAAACCCTTGTTGGCACTTTATAAGGAAACCAACCATGCAGACATATACCGCCGCCGACAATTACGAAGATGCCGCCCGCGCCTGGGCAGAACATATCGATCAACCATTTTCTGTCACGCCTTACGAAGTTTCCCTTGATTTAGGTTTGATGCAAGGATTGTGGATAGATATTTATCCAGAGGTTTACGACTTTATTGAATCTGACCCGCATAGCTTTGCCGAGCGCGTTTCTGTGTACCGATTAGCCGCCCGCAGCGAACCCTAAAAGGCCGACCATGCAAACACTTGCCGAAATCATCGCCGGATTCATTGGTTTTTTGATAATGTGGGCTTTTCTTTTTGCTTTACTTTCATTCTAAGGACCCCGACCTATGCGAAACGACCCTTACTTCACCCGCGCCCGCTTTCCATCAGTCTGCGCCGAAACCGCCCGCAAGATTGAAAAAGGCGACGAAATAGCCTACTACCCGCGCGACCGCAAGGCTTACCACGCCGATAGCAAGCAAGCCGCCGAACTGCGCGGGCTGCAATTCAACGCCGCTTTCGGCATGGCCGACTCTAACTGGTAAAGGACCCCGACCTATGCTTATCAACTATCACGCCAAGAACGACAAACAAGGCTGGCACTTCGTGTGCAGTCACCCGCTGGACTCCGACCAATGGGGTGAAACCGACCGCAGCTTCATCGATGAAATGCTGAAACACGGCCACCGCGTTATCACTTGCGGCTGGAATATGTGGGAAATCGCGCCAGACTTGGAACCGATCAAACCCTATCGCCCGATCAATTTCGGGCAGCAACCCCTCGACCTAGATTAATGGAGCCCGACAATGAATAACGAAAAAGATCAAATACTCGCCGCCTTGTCCGCTTGGATTCGCAAGCGCCCGCAACTTGAATACTGTAATTATGGCTGCCCGACTGCCTACCGCAGCGAAGCCCGCGATATTACCCGCGACCTACACCACGCCCGCGAGATGCTGGCTTATGTTGCCCGCCGTGACAGCATCACAGCCGCCGACCTACTGGCAGCCAGCCGTCACGCCTATTCTGGCCGCTTGACCCTGAACAAGACCGCCACCGGCTACGAGATTGACTACTGCACCGGCCAGTATTGGCCGACCGAATACCGCCGCGCCGCTTGCGCCGTTCTTGCTTCAGCCGCTTGGGATCGGATGCGAGCCGACTTGCCCGCCGATACCGATCAGAAGGCCGAGCGCATACAAAAGAGCGCCCGCCGCGAATTTTCCCGCGCAGTAGCGCAACGTTGGTTTAGATAATAGGAGATCAGACCCAATGAAAATTACTATTCGCGCCGACAAAAATTATGGGGTTCTCACTTACTACCCCGCTTGCCCTGCCGCCGAGATATTCGCCCGCATAGCCGGAACCAAGACGCTAACGACTCACACCCTGCGCGACATCGACGCGCTCGGCTACGAGATCGAGATCGAGCAAACCACGCCGAAAACATTTCGCGCACTAGCCGCTTAAAAGGAGATCAGACGATGAATAAATTCTCAATTGGACCCTGGAAAACCGCGCACAGTCACTCGCACGAATACATTCGATACATTCGAGATGCCCAGGGTGAACATATTGCCCACGTTTTAGACCTTGACGATGCGCTGACCGAATGCACCGCCAATGCTCGACTAATAGCCGCTGCGCCTGATTTGCTGGCCGCTTGCATCGAAGCCTTGTCGCTGTTCGATGACTACCCAGAGTGCTACGAATCAGCCGGTACGCACGAACGATTAACCGTTGCCATCGCCCGCGCAACAGGTATCGAAACAATCTACACCTAACAGGAGATCAGACGATGAAATATCAAGTGCTTTTTGATGGCGAAAATGTTTGGCAAATAGACGGACAGCCGCACTATTTCGATAGCGCTGAAGAGGCTGGAAAGGAACTTGACGATCATTTCGCCGACATGGATGACGCTGGCATGGACTACGAACCAGCGGACTACAGAATTGAAATCGTGAACTAACAGGAGATCAGACGATATGAACATCACAGAAAAAGAACTGCGCGACATGGCCGCCTACATTGCCGACTATCTCGCCGAGGAAAACGTAGCAGAGGTTGATTCATGGCTTATCTGCCGCGCGATTGATGCTTATCTCGGCGGCGCAGCCGAGCAAAACTAATAGGAGATCAGACGATGAACACTTACAACGTCACAATCAAAGCAGAAGTTTATAAAACCATAACAGTTGATGCAGACAATGAAGATGCAGCCTACATCGCCGCGCATGAACTGTTTACAGTCGCGCCCGATTTTGTGTGGCCCGAGAGTTACAACGAAGAAACCATCGGCATTGAACTGATAGAAGATCAGACGGTGCTATCCTGCGCCAATGACTAGCAAAAAGATGTTCACCCTGTACCTGATCGAGAATGACGAGGGTCAGGTCAGGGTGATAACCGACTACAGCGGAGAAGGCGACCGGTGTCTTGCCCTGGGTGTGGAAATCATGCAGTCGCTTGCCATGATCCAGCCCCATACAGGCGGCGGTTTATCCTTCGTGATGCCGAGCCAGACCGATGTTGAGCATTGACTGGGTCAGGCTTTGGCTAAACCCGAACAATCCAACCCGACGATGATAGTCGTTAGCATCCTCGCCAACTTGATCAGACATCCAGATGGGCCAGCCTATTTCCTCTGCCGCCTTCTGCCCTGTGCCAGACTCGTCGTTATCTGCAATGACCAACCCCTGCTCTAGCCCCTCTGCTACGCGCACCATGTTGCCAGCCGAGAAGCAAACATGAAGTGTGTACCTGCGCTTCAACTGCTTCATGGCCGCACGAACGGACAGCGCAGTCGCATACCCTTCGCACACAATGTTTACGCCCTTGTTATCAAAGGTAAAAGTCGCGCCGCTTGTACGCTGACCATACAAAAACTTCTTTGTTCCATCTTCCCAAATCTGCTGCACCCCGACCAGGCTTTTACCAACTCTCATCGGTATGAGAAGGACAGGCTTGTTGTCGATCCGAAGAACGCTGCCCTGCTCATCAGGAAACCCCTTGCTTGCAAGGTATTCATGGGTGCTGTACCCGCTGTCGTTCAGCATACGCACCGCTTTGCCGACAGCCTCGGTCGCCAGCTTCTTACGCTGCTGATCTGCCTGCGCCTGACTGATGACGATGGATCGTATATCTAAGTTCAGACGGTCGATTGAGTCAGGCTTCCACAAACTGGTGACGGTAGATAGTGCATGGTTCTGCACGAACCCATGCGTACCCATGTATTTGCACGCGCCGTTGCGCTTGCGCGGGTGATCCTCTGTTGGATACCGCTTCCACACGCCGATCTCTGGCAGCTCGTTAATGATGATGCCATGTGATCTGGCAAATTGAATAAAGTCCATCAACCCCTCCCGATTGATTTCATAAACTGCTTTAACTTCTTGTCGATGAACCGCTTCGTATCCGCCGTAATCATGACCGGCGTGTTGTCGATCAGACCTCTCGGCCAGACCCCAAATTTGTCACGATAGGTATGACTAGCCCTGCCCTTCGACCAGCCCTGATAGCGCATCAGCCAGACCATCTGGTTCCAGAAGTCCTGCTTACTTTCGCGCGGCATCCCGTTAGACAGCTCGACCATCTTGCCATCCACCTCTGTCACCAGATTCTTGCGCTCACGAACGTGGCCGCAGTTGTAGCAGGTGTCACTACCAGACGGCCAGAGCGCAGCGCAGACGGGGCATTTGCTTTCTTTCTTCTGTCGTTCAGACGGCTCTTTCTTTGCCTTCTCTTTGCCATCTTCTAGCTTGCTGACACCATCCTCGAACAGCTCATCCCAATCCTGCCGGAACCTGAGATAGTTGCCGCTGTGATCCAACCAAACGGCAAACGGCTTGGCCTCTGGATTGTGTACGTTGGCACGCATCACCCTGCCCATCTGCTGCACATGAGAGGAGAACGACTTCGAGAATGGCCGAGCAGATACGCCGATCTGCACATACTCGTTGTCGAATCCTTTGGTCAAAATGTCACACGCTATCAAGCCGATGATCTTGCTATCGGGCCTCGCAAAGTCTTCGATGACCTCGCGCTTCCAGTCCTCGTCATCCTTGTAGGACAGACTGACAAAGTTGTAGCCGAGTGCTTGGAACTTGGCTGCAAGATCAGCACCATGTGCGACACCGGCTGCGAACACCACCGTCTTGCGCGGCTCACCAAATATCTCGCGGGTTTTCTTTGCCCACTCGGTGACAACGTCGCCGGTAATCTTCATGCCGCGCTCGGTCGCATCAGCCTGGCTCCACTCGCCCGCAACTTTCTTCGCCCCCTCCATGTCAACTTCTTTGGCGATGAACACACGAAGCGGAACCAGGCTACCCTGTTCGACTAGCTCTTTGGTGGTGATGGGTGATACGACGTTCGAGTATGTGCCAGCTAGACCCTTCGTGAAGGGTGAGGCCGACAGCCCGACAACCTTGATGTGCGGATTGTTCTTGATGAACTCGATGGTCTGCTTGCGCTGCGCGTGGCAGTTGTGAACTAAGAAGCCATTTGCAAAATAAGATGGGTGTCCACTGACTCGCAGATTGAAAACATTTCGACCGCCTTCGTGTTCGACAATCTGCACACTTTCCACCCGAGCAAACGAAGCAAAGCATCCTTCTTCTGATCTTGTATTTGTCTCTTGAGTGAGCCGTGACTCCCGCCGTCCAACTCCAAACAAAGTTGCAGACTGGGTAACGCCAAGTCTAGCTTGTAGTGATGCGGATACCCCTGACTCGGTCGCTTGAGTGTCTTCACTACGTACCCCGATACCCAATCCTTCGACATCTTGGCAAGCAACATTTGCTCCGTCGGCGTTAGTCCCGTTCCATTGCCGCCCCTCACCTTCGGCTTGTGACCGATGCGCTTGATGGTGTCCGACACCTTCTTGCGAACCTCTGCACTGTGCATCGGATTGCTCGACTTCTTCGCACAAGAGTTCCCGCAGAAACGCCGCTTGTTGAATAGCGTCTCGGCCTCCGGAATTAAACCCTCCCGCTTCGAGTTGATCAACAAAGGTCGAATCTCCTTGCCACAAAG